AACGCTCATGTGGCCGCGCATAGGGCAGGCAAGGCTGCTCTTTGGAGGGAGGTGTACAAGAAATCCATTCAGAAGATTTACAAAGGGTGTCCTGATGGGCATGAGGTAGATCACATCATCCCTTTGAACGGTCAGACGGTCTCTGGACTGCACGTTCCTTGGAATCTGCAGTATCTCCCTGCTGCTGAAAACCAAAAGAAATCCAATACCTACTCCCCAGATACTCCATTGGCCTTTCTAGAGGCCGCATAAGAACAACTAAGGACTCCCATGGCCCTCGAAACCGCTACCTATATCTCTGACCTCGTTGTCACCAATCCCACTGGCTCCGATCCATTGGCCTATGCCGATGACCATCTGCGTCTGCTGAAGACCACCCTGAAGAACACTTTCCCCAACATCAATGGAGCGTTGACCTCCACAGAGGAAGACCTCAATACCCGCTTGATTCCTACCGGGGTGATCGTGATGTGGTCGGGATCGACTGCCTCGGTGCCGAGTGGCTGGCATATCTGTGATGGCACCTTGGGCACCCCTGACTTGCGTGACAGGTTCGTGGTGGGTGCGGGGAGTACCTATGCCGTGAATGGCACGGGTGGCTCTAAGGATGCTGTAGTGGTGTCCCACACCCACACCTGGTCTGGAAGCACGGGGAATGCAGGAAGCCACACCCATGCGGTCAATGACCCCGGCCATGCCCATGGTGGAGTGCCTGAGGCCCGTGCGGATAGTGACCGTGGCACAGACGGAAGTTCCTTCTCTATTGATAGCTACGGGACCACTGCGACCTCCTCCACTGGCATCAGCATCGCTGGGGCTCCGGATCACAGTCACACGGTCACAGGCACGAACTCGACCACAGGCGTCTCAGGCACTGACGCCAACCTGCCTCCGTATCTGGCGCTGGCCTTCATCATGAAGCTCTAAGGAGATCCCCTATGGCAAACCTGCCAATCAGACGTTTAGGTGCGGTAGGTGTCATTACTGATATCAAGCCTGCCGAACTCCCCCCGAATGCCTTCACTGACTGTAACAATGTCATCTTCGATGATGACTCGGTACAGCGGGCTCCCGTCTTCAAGCAAGCCTATCCTGCGATACGGTCTTCGCTGTCCTACGATTCCTCTGTATACACCTATGACTCCATCTCCTACAACTATGACAATGCCGAAGGAGGCAGCAACAGTGACTCACGCTTTGTCAGTTCCTATGCGGATCCGGTAGACGGGACCACGGTCTTTGTCTGTGACAAGGACGGTGTTATCCGGTCCTACCCCGGTGGGAACGTCTCCTATGTGACCCCCGGCTCTGGCTTGGTCACCAATGAGAGTGTGTGGTCCCATGCGCAGGTTGCTGGACAGTCGATCCTGGCGCGTACCGGCATGGTCCCCATGATCCGCAACATCCTTGATGACCCTACCTACTCCAAGATGGCTAACGATTGGGGGGCAACGGATACCGCAGCAGTGGTCCGTGGCTACAACGATTTCATCCTGTTGTTCGACATTGCCAAAGGGACGACGCACTATCCGACCATGGTCAAGTGGTGTAATCCGGTCGAATATGGGGCTGCGGTTTCCACGGTTACCTGGGACCCCTCTAACCCTGCCAATGTCGCTGGGGAGAACGTCCTGGGAGATCTCAGGACCCCGATACGGGATGGCCTGACCCTCGGCTCTGCCTTTGTGATCTATGCGCAGGACCAGCTTTGGCTGATGGAGTACACAGGCTCCTCGTTTGTCTTCAATTTCAGGAAGCTGCCGTATGACGGGGGGATCATCAATACCAATTGTGTGATCGAGGTTGAAGGCAGGCACTATGTCTTCGGTGAGTCCGACATCTACATGCATGACGGCAATACCAAGCAATCCCTGGCTGACCGCAGGGTCCGCAGGCGCATCTACAACACGTTAAACCGTGCCAAGCAGGGGGTGTGCTTCATGCTGCATGACTCGCAGGCTAACCTGCTGTACTTCTGCTACAACACGACCCACGTTTCGGCACAGTTCACCAATACCCAATTCACCAATCAGGCTGCGGTCTACAACTACCGTTCCGATACCTGGTCTTTCATGGACCTGCCCAATGTGGTCGGGGGTGCGGAAGTCGATCTGCCTAGTGTCAAGCCCAAGATCCCTGTGGTCCTGGGCAGCACCGATCTCGCCAATGGCCTCACGGAGTCCCGTGTCTATGCACTGGATTTGATTGAGGGGGGTGTGGTCGATCTGCCAGTCACTGAAGAGACCGAGAAGCCCAGCATGGCCGAGAGGATCGGCATGGATCTGGATGACGCAGGGATTGCCCTGCCCCTTCGGTCTTACAAGGCCATCACGGGCATGGTGCCGCAGGCGCAACTGGATAATGAAGCCGATACCTTCACCTTCCAGTTCGGCTGTGCGGATCTCCCCAATGCCTCCCCGGACTATCAGCGTACCGCTGTCTTCAATCCCTCCACTGACTACAAGATTGATGCCCGTGTCGCAGGACGGTATCTGGCTTACAAGTTCACCACGGAGACCGAAGGCAACTTCAAGTTCTCAGGGTTCGATGCGGAAGTCAAGTCCTTGAGTGGGAGGTAGCCATGTCCTTTACGACACCTCTGGAGCCTTACAAGCGATCCAACCCGCCGCAGTCTCCCGAAGGACAGCTGAAGAGCCTTCAGGAAGAGATGAGAAAACTGGAGAGGACCTTGGAGATCCTGATCCAGGCAGCGACCGAACTGGAAGCAAGGCTGACCGCTGGCGGCTTATAAGAAAACAACATGATCAACTACAGTTTCAAGCTGACGGTTCCCCAGCGGGGGGCTGTGGTTTCTCCTGAAGAGAACCGTCAAAAGATACTCAACCTAGAGGCCGCGATGTTCCAGGCGGCAGCAGAGGGTTCTTTGGAACCCCTGGACTTCCCCCTTAAGCATCACCATGCCGATGGCTCTTATGGACGCGAAATGTTCATTGCCAAAGGCAGGGTGATCGTCGGGAAGATACACAAACACTCGCATGTCAACGTCATTTCACAGGGCAAGGTGTCCGTGATGACCGAAGACGGTTTGCAAATCCTCACAGCTCCACTGACGTTCGTGTCCAAGCCGGGCACTAAGCGTGTCGTTTATGCGCATGAGGACACGATATGGACAACGATCCACGTTACAGAAGAGACCGATCTGGAGAAGATCGAGGAGCAAGTCATCGCCAAATCATTCGATGAGTATTTTGCCCTCGCTTCCCCAGAGCAGTCACCGCTACAAATTCAAGGAGAAAAGTTATGACATGGGGAGCAATCGGTGCTGCCGCAGTCGGTGTGGTTGGTGGAGCGATGGCAGGGGGTGGCTCGTCAGGCGGCTCTTCCTCTACGTCGCCCTGGGATTGGCAAGCCCCCTACCTGCTGGAGGGTTTCAGGAAAGCGAACGATAAGGTTGGCGATGCGATGCATATGGGGACGTATTCCGGCCCCCGCGTGGCTGGCCTGAACCCTTATCAGACACAAGGGGCGGACTACGCTGCCAATTTCGCCAATCAGTATGGCCAGCAAGGGGCCACGAACCTGTTTAATGCCGGTTCCAACGTCCTGAATGCAGGGCAAAACTTCGGAAATAACGCCCAACAGGTCTTCGATCAGGCTTCCGGGGATCCGACCCAGCAAATCCTGGCGAATGCCAACAGTTACGCAAACAACCCCTATGTCGATGGCTTGATTGATGCCTCCAGCCGCGATGTTACCCGCAATCTGTACGAAAACCAGCTTCCAGGGGTCGCCAGAGCAGCTGCCGGGACGGGAAACACCAACTCTACCCGTGCCGGTGTCGAGTCTGCGATTGCCCAGCGTGGTGCTGCAGACCGTCTCGCGGATACCGCAAGCAATATCCGGTCCCAATTCTTTGGAAAAGGGTTGGATATGTCGCAGAACCAGTACAACCAAGACCTTGCTACCCGTTTGCAAGCCAATGGGCAGCTGCAGGGTGCCTTTACCACGGGTCAGGGTGCCTTGTTGGGTGGGCAGCAGATGGCAGGGAACAACTTCGACTTCCTCAACCAGGCTGGATCACTGTATCAGGGCCAGCAGCAGAAGGAATACGACGCTGCCAAGCAAGCTTTCACGGAGCAGCAGAACGTACCGCTGGATCTGATTGCAAAGTATCAGGCTATTGTTGGTGGCAGCAACTATGGCAACAACATCACCACATCAACGCCTACCAACGTGGCTGGGGGTGCGCTGGGTGGTGGCATGGCTGCGCTGGGTCTCTATGGAAAACTGGGTGGCTTCGGCAAGACTACGCCTACCTCTACGTCCGGCGACTGGCTCGGATACGACATGCCTACAGCAAGCAGCTTCTCAAATGGAGGTGATTAATGGCTAAACAGTTCATCAAGACTCCAGATGGCTGGAAGGTCATCGATAACCCGGATGCTCCTTGGGATGTCTCCCGGATGATCGGACAGCCGGTGATGGGCAACCCTCCATCTGTACCTGCACCGCAGCCTCAGGCTCCTGTGCTGCCTCCCAAGCAGGCAGGGATTCTTCAGGTCGGCCAGGGTCCACAGGCTCCGCAGACTCCCCTTGGTGCTGCCATGAGTAGCGTGGATGTGTCTGTTCCTCCGGTCAATGAACTGGACATCACAGCAGGGCAGGCTCCTCAGGTGTCTCCGGGGATTCTGAACGTTCCTCAAGCTCCTGCAGCAGCTCCTACTCCTTCCAGAGGGATTCTGGAGTCGATCCCAGGACGCAAGGATGCCAACTCAATCTATGACGGTCTGCTCCAAGGAGGCGCGGCCATGCTCGGTGGTCGGAACTTCCGTGAGGGGCTGTCCCACGGTCTCTCGGCATTCGGC